GCGAGTCGGCGATCTTGACGTCGCCGACGATCTTCAGCTCATGCCACTCGCCGGATCGCCGCATGTAGAGCTTGTTGACGTAGCCAGCACGAAGAACCGGAGTCGTCATAGTCGCACCTTGTTGCTCATGAAGTGAAGGACCAGCACGCGGCAAAACACGCCGTGCTGATCGAGTCGCTCGACGTGCAGCGTCGGCTCCTCGGTGATCTTGGTTAACGTCGCGTCCGCAAACTCGTAGCCCTCGAGCTGCTCGGCGATCTCATCGCTCAACGCCAGCTCGTCGTCGGACTCCTGCAGGCGATCGGTTTGACTGACTCGTTTTTGAATGCCGACGACGATCATCGGCTGTCGGGTCCACACGCCGCGTGCTGGCCTGTCACGGACCAATTGCCTTGCCATGACCTCGACGCGACGCGTTGCGAGGTCCTCCAATCGGTTCGTCGGCAAGTCGACGGGAACCGCCGTTACTGCTTCCGTGTAGGTGCCGGCGTTGATCGCCGCCACCACCGCGTTACGCATGTCAGTGACTAGCGCCGCCATCAGGTGACTCGCTTCGTGTGAATCCGCCAGGCGACTCCGTGGTTGTCCGAGTCGCGGAAACCTCGTTGATCGGCCGTCGGGCAGACCTCCCACACCGTGCCGTCGGCTCGCGTGATGCGATCTCCGATGCGCGGCTCCCCGAGAGTCAGCGCCGTCCGCTTGATGATCCAGTCGCGATGCCGCACGGCCAGCAGGTTGCCGGCCTGGTCGAGCATCGTTTCGTGAGATGTTCCGCAGACCGCCGTGATGGTCGACGCCGAACCGCCGCGAGCGTACGTGACCAACTCACCCGCCTCGTCGGCAAGCGCGTCGGCTAGTTCTGCGGCGGCCTCGGCGAAGATGCTCATGGCTGTCCAATCGCTCCCAGTTGCCGTGGCGGATTACTGCTCGGCGGTTCGCACGCGCAGTTTGTCGACCGCGATCTTGTACGTGTCGGTGCTCGACGTTTTTTCCACGTGGGCCAGGAGGAGCCACGTGTTCGTCGCGGAAGACAGGACAAACGTGCTATCCGGCAGGACACGAGCGCCGTTGACGTAGAACTTGACGCTCGTAAGGTCTCGGCAGTCGATCCAGAACTCGACGCGGCTCGCCAGCGCCGAGCCCTCCGTGTACGTGAGCGTCGTGTCCGTCGCAGCAACCTCGTGCGTGCCGTCGTCACACTCCGCCTTAATAGCGTTCGCGTTTCCGTCAAGATGAATGAATGCGCTTTCGGCGATCGAATCCGCGTCGCTCGCGTGCGTTGCGCTCGCCAGACCGAGCGACACGTCGGTGGCCGAACCGCTGCCATCCGACAAGACTCGGAACGCCCCCTCGACAATGGCATTGCTCGACGGGGCGAATCCCAGCACGCTCGCCCAGTCGACTTTCTGCGCTTCGTTTGTACCAGTCAGCTCCAACACGGTTGCACCGCCGAGTCGCACCGGATAGCCAAATCCTCCAGCGGCTGCCGTGCCAACCAAGACGGAGTTACCGGCGCTCGCCTGGATGTCGACCTTGTACGAGCCGCGTTTGTTGATGTTCACGTACACGTACGTGTCGTCGGCTGCGGCGTCAGCAACGGCGACACCCAGGAAGAAATCACGATCGCCGCCATCGGCGTACGTCGCGGTGTCGGCCGAGTGATCCCAGTACACGTCACCTCCGTTGAGGATGACGATGCTGGCTGTCTTGAGCACCTTGAAGATGCCCTCGACTTGCGGAGCCGCCGCGGCGCCGCTCGCCTTGGTGATCGGATAGACGCACGCGCGACCGTCCGCCATCTGGGACACCTCGCCAGCGGTCTTGGCTTCCGCCAGCGTGATGCTGCTCGCGTCGTCGCACTTCCAAAGGGAAGCTTCCATGTTTCGTTCTCGCTATTGCTGTTGCTGTTGAGTGACTCAGTGACAACCAGACCGAAGGACGAGCGACGCTTACGCCTCGCCCTTCATCTTCACGCCGGCTCGGTAGCTCTGCTTCGACACGCCAAAGTCGAAGATGCCTCGCATCTGCACGCCCAGCGTGTCGAAGTCCGCCTCGGCGCTTTCGACGGTGGGCGACTCGACGCCGTTCAGAAACGCGACCTCGATCACCGCGAGATCCTGGGGATCGGCGAGCAAGTACCAAGCCGCCGTCGAGTATCCGGTGATCGTCGCGTCGCTGAGGTAACTCGAGCGCACCGGGGTGAACTTGCCGGCGTGCGGGTTTCCGGTGGGATACTTCGTCGACGCCGTGGTGTCGCGGATCTCGGTGTCACGCGACAGCGACGACGCCTTGACGTTGAGCGCGTTCGGTACCAGGAGCACCTTGGGCATGATGCCCAGCGGCTCCGACGACGGGTCCTTCTGGTTGAGGAACAGCAACTCGGCCGCCGTCAGAGCGTCGATCGACAAGGCCGTGGGCGCGCCGCTGCTGTAGTTTCCTCGGCCCGACGTGAAGAACGTGGCGTTGTCCAAGAAGGCAGCCCAGAACACCTTGTTCACCTTGAGAGCCGCCCCTCGCCCGATCTGCTGCGGCACGGCAGTCAACGCGCCCAGGTCGTCGTTGATGATGTGCTCGCGCGTGATCGACAGCAACTTGGCGTACGTCTTCGCCTGGTTCGTCATGTTCTCGTCGGAGAGCGTGCCGTGGGCGATCTTCCCTTCGGCTTCGACCTCTTCGAAGATCGCATTGGCGATGAGCCGGTAGCTCGTGACCTGCTTGAAGTCATTGACGGGGCGAACCGCCGAGATCTGTCGCCAGGTGCTTTCGACCGCCGTGTATCCGGCCAACAAGAACTTGTTCGCGACGTTCGACAAAATCCCGCTGATGTCGGCCGTCGAAAACGCGGCCCGCAAAACGTCGCGCTCGACGCCTCGCGTCGTGACTCCGCTGAAGCCGTTGCGCCAGGCGGCTCGCAGCAACACTTCCTGCAGGCTGATGCCTCGCCGGAACTGCGTGTGGGCCGCCTGGAGTTGCTGGTCGCTGAAGGTGCGTTCCAGTCCCGGCAATCGCCCGTGGGCGCACACAGCCGCAGCCATGACGTCGGCGCTCACATCGTTGTTCGCGATGTGGATGCCGAACGACGTCGGCCGCGACGCTCGCATCAGCATCAGCTCCGTCTTGTCCGCGCTCCAGTTCGATCCGGCCGCTTCGGCTCGGATGGCTGTGAGGCGGCCGGCATCGACGCGATCAGCGTACTGGGCGAACAACGAGTCACGCGCCGCGTTGCCTCGCTCCGTCTCGAGAGACGCTCGGAGGTTCGCGATTTCCGTTCGCAGCTCGTGCAGACCAGCGGCGTAGTTTGCATCGACGCGGTTTGTCGGCGTTCCGCCCGTGTCGGTACCGGCCGGCTTCTGCTCGCCTTCCGTTTCGCGCTTCCACGCGGCTTCCAAAAACGATCGCTGCGCGTCGTCGAGCGTCAGTGTGCCAAACCCCTTCGCCTTGAGCCAATCCAGGAACGTCATGCCATTGCCCTTTGCTGCAAGAGTCGCGGCGACGGCCGCAGACGTGTTGCCGTCCGCCCCGATCGCCACGAAGGAAACTTCACGAAGCACGCCCGCTCGGACGATGTAGGCGGGCCCGTCGATCGCGCGTCCGTTGACGTTGGCGCGATCACCGACCTCGACTCGCTCGACCTTGGTCGGAAACACCCCGACAGACATTTGCCACGGGTAACCGTGCGCACTCAGCGCCGCGACCTCGTGAGCCGCTTGCCCGACTCCGGACACCACGCCACTGACCTTGATTCGTTGCGCTGTGATCTCCACCGCTTGGTGGCCGACGATCTGCGTCGGGTCGTGATCTTTCAAAGCCGGGATCTGGTCGCAGCTGGCCTTCAGGCCGCTCAGGTCGATCGCGACCGGCAGCGAGTAATTGGCCAGCATCGCGCCGCCCGTGTACGCCACTCCGCTGAACTTCTTCAGCTTCGGTTTGCCGTCGCCATCGGCCGCCTCGACGTACGAGTACTCGCAAGAATCGGCGCCAGCTCCACGAAGCATTTCGGTCGGAGCCGAGGCTTGCAGCGGCGCCCATTCACCTTGCAACACGACCGCCGTTCGCGGCTCGATCTCGATCGTCTTACGCACTGGTCGATTCCTCCATCGTGGTGATCAGTTGCCGCAGCGACGCGGCCACTCCGCCAGGCGTGCCGCTCGGCGAGAGCAACTTCTTTCGCAGCTCGACGCGGTACTCGTCGAAGGTCATGCCAAGGCACTCCGCCTGCTTGGCCATCTCGTCTTGCCAGTCCTTGCCCTGGCCGGCGAAGTAGGTCGGTATCGACAGCAGGCCCGACTCCAACAGCGTGACCGCGGCGTTGGCTTCCTTGAGAGGGTCCACGTGCTCGAAAGGAGTCCAGTGCCACTCGTGCGAGAGCGATGCGAGCGGCGGTAGTCCTTCGAGCAGGTTCGGTACCAGCAGGGCTTCGTCGAGCCAGGCGGCGAAGATCCGATTGAGCGCGACGCATTGCAGCGCGTCGCGATCGATGTCGACTGCTCGGCGCCAAGTCTGATGATCGAGGCGACCAGACGCGTAGCTCGAATCGGAGCTGTCGCCGGCGGCCACGTTAAAGGGCATGTCCAAGCACCTGGCAATTTCTCTGATGACTGCCCGCGTGAACGTGTCGTAGGTCGTGGTCGGCTGCTCGGCCTTGAGCTGCGAGACGTCCCAGCCATCGGGCAACGTCGTGAGCGCGTTGCGGTTCAGCTCGAGCGCGGCCCACGGATCGACCTCGGCCGGGTCAATGGCGTTCGAATTGGTCTTGAGAAACATCGCCATCATCGCGGCGATCTCGGCGGCTCCCAGAGTCGCGAGCGTGTAGCGACGGAGAATCGCGTACAGCGGCAGCGCCGGCGTGATCTCGGGAATCCCTCGCAGTTGGCCTGGACGATCTTCCCGGTACCAGTGAATGACGTTCTCCGCCCGCAACGGCTTTGGAGCGGCGGTACCGACAGCGAACGCATCACCGGGATGGTACGGCAGCATGTCGTAGATCGTCGGGTTGCCTTCCTCGTCGTAGTGGATGCCATCCGCGTATTGCGCGGAAGGATAGGCGATCGGCTGCACGGCGCTTGGCGGCGCGGCGAACTGGTCACACTCCACCAGGCGGAGCGACAGCTTGACCGGATGCGTGAGACGTTCGTTGGTTCCCAGGACCATGAACGCCTCGCCGTCGCGCGCCCTCGCCTCGCGAAAGGTCCGAAGCTTCGCGGCGAGGTTGACGGCCATCGCCCACTTCTGCCACTCGCGCTCGATCTTCTGATTGGCCGCCTCGTCGCCGGTGTTGATCTTGAGCGTCGGGCCGCTGCCAACGCAGTGGTAGGCGATCGTGCGAACCATGCCGTTCGCGTAACAGTTGTTGGCCGTCTCGTACCGCGCTCGATTGCGCAGCGTTTTGCGGACGGCGGGAGAATTCGCCGTGGCTGCCGACAGCGAATCGGCCG